AAAAAACTCCACCTGATTGGGTGGAGTTAAGGGAGATTATTATGAAAAAGGTAAAATAAAATCTTATTAAATCAACACTTTTTGGAGGGTGCCCCCTCCAACTCCCCGACCTCTGGACAAGGTCTATTTTTTTTGAAAAAATTTAAAAAAACTTTATCAAAACGCTTGACTTTCTCGGTGTACCGTGATATAATATAATCAAGATAAGGAAAGGAGGTGAGGAAGTTGAACAAAGAAGATTGGCTTAGGTTACTTGAAAAGGCGATAGATAATATCCCTGAAACAGTAACTGCTATAGCAAGTCTGGTGACTGCAATAACAGTCGCAAGGCAAAACAAAAAGCGTAAACCCGAATCCCGCAAAAGAAAAAGGTAAACGCTAAGAGGTGGGGGCGAAAGCCCCTCACACCTCTATTTTATCAAATGAAAAGAGGAAAAGCAATGGTTAGTGCAATAGCTATTTTTATAATTGTAGTCAATGTATATATTTATCTAAAAAATAAAAAGGACAAATAAGTATGAGAAAAATTATTCAAGAATTATTAGACAGCCCGATGTCTACATCTGCTATTTCGCAAGGCGCTGGAGTTCCTTGGACTACTGTTTCTGACCTCAGAAAAGGAAAAACAAGCATGGACAAAATGGCGCTTCTAACGGCAGAAAAGCTCTATGAATTTGCTATAGCTGATAAGCAGTGATTTCGGTCACTGCTTTTATTATTGCAAACAAAAAACCGCAAGCTATTGCCTGCGGTTGGTGTAATCTAATTTGAAAGTCCTTTCTGTTTTTATTTTTCTTCTTTTGGTTTATCAACTATAGTGATAAGCCCATCTGGTTCGGTTTTGAAGGCTGGGTCTGTGTGAAGTTCACCGTTCGCCTTCAAATAGTACCAGCCATCGCCTGACTTAATGAACTGTTTAGATAGCATATAACCATCTTTTTCTTCCATAAAATACCAAGTTTCTCGGTATTTTACCCAGCCAGTAGCCATACGCCCGTCCGACTTGAAGAAATACCAACGATTGTTAAGAAACATCCAGCCTGTAACCATTGCCCCACGTTTATCAAGATAGAACCAATCTTTTCCATCATTGAACCAACGGTTAATTAAGCAATAGCCGCGGTCATCAAAGTAGAACCATTCGTTGTTGATTTGTTTCCAGCGGTTTGTAGGATAAGAGCCATCTGACTCCTCCCACCACCAGCCAGTGCCATTTTGTTTCCAACCAGATTCAGAAAGACCGCCTTCAATGTCTTTCTTGAATTGCTCACGACTAATACCCCATTTGGCCAGATAAGGATACGGATCCACATGGTCAGAGTAGTTTCGAGGCTGGTTATAAGTACAGTATTGGTGCGTCTTAATCCCAGCTAGACTGTCAGAGTCAAGTGTTTTCGGAATTCCAGCTTCGTCTGCAAGGTTCCGCAGAAGCTCAACATAGAGCTTGTAATCACGCATGAATTCTTCCTTTGTTTCATGACTTTCAATAAGCTCAACTTGGCCGTATCCTTCAACGTTCCAGCCACCTCCTACGTCGTAAGCCCCCATATCTGTATACCAGGTCTGCATCACACGGCCGTTACCGACAACATGCGAGAAAAAACCTGAATCTACAGGGCGGCGCATGTGGTAGTCTGCTTCATTTTGAGCAGTTGAACTTGGATTTCCTGTTGAATGTGCATGAATTTGTCTGTATGGTTGTTCTCCAACCTGTGGAAGGTCGGTTCTTAATCTACTTGTATCAATATCCATGATTAGTCCTCGCTTGGTTCGTAGTATTCAAGAGCACGTTTGCTATCAGAGATCCCTGAGGTTGTTGGGTCATTGATAACACCAATCAAGACAAGAATGTAAACGAATGTGTTCACACCGTCCTGGATATTTTTGGGGATTTCAAGGCCGAATTGTTGGGCCATAAGGAAGATTGCTCCAAGAAGAGCAATGAGTGTTGTTTTGTTTTGCAATCGCAATTTCCAGTTAATCATTTTATTTCTCCTTTTTATTGTTGTTTGTTTTGAATCAAGCTTTTAAGTTCTCTTACATCCTCACCAAGAGATTTTACCTGCTCGGCCAGGACCAAGATAGCCTTATTCTGTTCGTCGTGGTTATCGAGCCTTTTATTGGCCGATGTCTTGAATTCATGCAAATTCTCGATGTCTTTCTCCAAAATCGTGAGACGATTCTCCTGCTTCGTTGCTTTATCTTTCATCGAAAAATAAAGACCGATAACAGGAATTAGAGAGAGAAAGATTTGCAAGATTAGTCGTTCATATCCTGGCATAAGCACCCCTATTCTTTCCCTTCAAATTTCCAAGCGACACCAGTTCCGTTTTGTTCCAAAATACCATTTGTCACAAATGCGCTGACAGGCTCGCCGTTGTATGTGAATTCTTTATTAAGCTGCACTAGGATGCGCTTGCCTTCGCCATTCACTTCAACGTGCTCAGGGTCTTCAATGGTAATCAGGTCATGTGGTAAGTAGGTCTTCCCAATCTCGGCCGGTTGAATTAACTCAACCAACTCTTTGTAGGTCGTACCGTACTCGATGTTCTTGCTCATGACAGAATTCAAAACAAGAACATGGATGACCTTCTGGTTCGTTTTTGCATTTTCTTCAGTCTGCTTAATGAGAGTTGCAAGCTTGTTCTGTTCACTCTCGTTTTGCGCAATCTTCTGATTGGCCTGTTCAAGCTGTGCCTGTGTTTTGACAATGGCGCTCCCTGGATCTAGCTCAGCTTTTAAGATATCCAGCACAGCTTGAATCAAAACGTCCTCTTGTTCAGACGTGCGGTCTCCTGCGAGCTCACGAGCGTTAGAACTATAACGAGTCCCTTCTTCTAAACGGATTTCAACCAGTGTCCGGACATTATCACCTGAACCACGAAGGTATGGGGTGGTTGCTAATTTATAACCATTAATTTCCATTTGTCATTTGTCCTTTCACTTCTTCAAATTTCGCTTTGAGTTCTTCGTCAGAGTCAATGACCTGCTTCATCTGCTCAAGTTCCATTGCAGTTACTGTATAGAGAGCTTCTAACATAGATGATTGAGTAGCCTCTTTGCCGACCTTTTCACCAAGCGAATTAATCGTTAGACTGCTGATTTGTTGTTCTTTCATGCTGTTTTCTCCAATTTTTCTATTTTTTGATTTAGTTCTTGAATGGCCTTGATTAAGTAAGGTACCAATTCAAATGTTCGATACGAGTATGCGCCGTCAGGATTTTCAAAGAAGGCTTCAGGAACATATTTTTGGACATCTTGCGCCATGATACCGCAAGATATATCCTCTATTTTTCCATCGTATTCTTTACGATAACTATATGTTTTCAAGTTTTCGATTACATCAAGACCTGAGACTGTACTAGCTTTGATATTTGACTTGTAGCGACGGTCTGAGATTTCTTTGTTAAGAGGAATCCAGTTGTATCCATTAGATCCTCTATAAAGATAAAGATACCCATTTGATCTTTCAATTTTTGTATATTCAGAAGAATACATCCATTTTCCAGCAACAGAAACTCCGCTGCCATCTTTATTGTAATAAAGAATGTCACCTGTTACTTCCAAATTTCCATGAATAACAGGTGTGTTCCAGAAATGAGCCGGTCTGTAGCAGTACATTTCTCCTGAATTTTTAACGAACCAAGCTCCGATTCCAGGTTTGTCCCAGTCGTTGCCCCAATTCACCCAAAGAGCTGTTTGGAATCCGTTACCATTACCATTACTCATACCAACTTCGAATTGATTCTGTCCTGTTAACCAGTATGCTTTTGGATCCTTATCATGCGTACCGATCTGAAATCCGCCAATTTTTCCTTTATAACCTTCTAGCAAGGTCGCAGATACTACAACTGACCTTAATTTGTTGATGAAGGCTTCTTTAGCAGCAAGCGTGTCTGTGAAGATATCGCTCGAGACGAATCGTCTGGCCATAGCAATATCCATGACCAGCTTGTCAGCTGTGATAGTATTCGTTCCGATAATCTCAGCATTCAGCTTGGCAAAGTTGCCCTCGCCCACAAATAAGCGTTTGAAATATCCATCAATAGCTGTTAGTTCATCGAGTAAGGTCTTGCCTTTTAATCGAATCTTTTCTGCCTCAATCAGGATTTGATTGCTAGTCGCATTAATTTGCGAAACGATTGAACCTGCATTTGTCAGATTTTGGATTGCCCACGAGCCAGCAAGCTGATTTTGAACAGTACGGACAGCTTCGTCAGTGTCTTCAGGGGCTAAAGTAAATAGTGTCGCGTTGCTTCCAGTTTCAAGTTTTATCTCTGAAATGTAAAGGTTGATTGACTTGCCTTGTTGTCCGTAGAACATCAAATTAATTTCGTCAACATCAACTGGTAACTCATAATTAAAATTAAGTTTTTTATAAGCGGATGCAGTTATGTCGCTATTTGGAATGCTCTTCCACGCCTGTGATTTTATTGCACCATCTTTCCTATAATGTAATCCGACGTCAACACCAGAAAAAGTATTGTATCCATCTTTTGAAACCAAAAAAGAAAGAGTGATTTTATCGGATTTTTTTAGTTCGATTTTGAATGTCTGTTGCAATCCAAAATAACGAGCATTTATAGATGTACCATAAATATGCACGCCCGATTTAGTTCGATTTTGTGATGAATGTTCATAATTAAAATTCAAGCCTGAAACGTTCGTTTCTCTCCAATTTTTAGAACCATCCCTAAAATCAGCGTTTCTGACATAATTTCGGCTATCTCCAACATTTTTAGCCACCTCAACTTGAAACAGCTGACTTGTCATAGCCATGCGAGCAACCTTATCAGCAATCCCATTTTCAGTAGTGCCTAAAATTAGCTCATAGAGCTGGCTTGTCTCTTGAACTCGCTGAAAGTCAATAAGATTCGCTTTGCCATCGAGTCGAGAAGATAAACTTGTGAATCGACCATCTACTGATTGCTTGTACTCAGCGAATTTTGAATCCATTTGCTGTCTTGCCTGCTCACTGATTTGTTTCGCCTCTTGAGCGAGTAAGCTACCTGCGCCAGCGTTTTTCAAAGCTTCATCAGCCTTTTGTTTGATTTCGTTCAAACCAGTGCTGTCGAAATCACGAAAGCGCTGGTCGATTGTCTCTGTCAGACTTTTCTTGACCTCTTCGGCTCTGGCTTTGGCAAGTTCGACTCCGTCCGCAATTTCTTGTCTCAGTAATCCTGCCTTATGATCAAAGTCTAAATCAGCATTTTGAATAGCTTTTTCAATGGCAATTTCTTGAGCTGATTCTGTCACTCCAAGAATTGCATTCGCTGCGCTAGATAAGCCACCAGAAACCCTAGAACTACCAGTGCCTGCTTTGTCGTCGAAAGTCAGAGAGATGTACTCTTCTTTTAAGGCATCGAACTCATAAGCAATAGCTTTCTTGAATGCGTCGACATTATGCTTCCAACTCTTGAGATTGACCGTGTCGCCCATATGGACCACTTGCCCATCAAGTTCATAAGCTTCAATCTTGATAGCATCAGAGACCTTGTCAATGCCCTCATTGGAGAACTTAGACTGTGCCCACTTCTGCAACTCTTCAACGGTTTTAGCATTGTTGTTCTCATACTCTTTTTCATTGATATAAGGGTATGAGTTGATAAGAGGACTATCAACAGTCACTCTGATAGTCGTTTCTGTTTTAGCACCTTCAGGTTTAAAAGTCGATTTAGCATGGATTCTTGTGACAACATTCTGACTGTTCCTTGTGCGTTGGTAATCCTTCAGATTCTTGTGTGTCGTGATAACAACACCACGATTCTCACCACGGCTTTTCTTGACAGTCATCGCAAAGTTATCACGAACCAGCTCACCTTCCCATGTACCAACTATACTGTGCTTACCGTCCAGCAATACAGAGTACAGAGTTTCTGTTTCAGTTGTGTTGAAGGTCCTACGATCCTGGATATCGCTATTGAAAGAAAAGTCCCCCAAAGCAGTTTTGGTGTTTTGAACCATGCGAGAAAGAGCCATACTACAGCTCTGACTAGTCACACTTACTGGCGTGATAGAACGTTGTATCACATCGTCTGAAATATGATAGGCTGTGATTTCCAGATGGTCATTGTGTTCAACGGGTTTCTTGATACGAAATAGCTGCGCACCAAGTACAGGAGTTGGCGCTTTTATCAACATATCTTCTTGGATGAGCTGATAGATACCAGAGTCAGAAATAGGATATTTCACAGTTAGGGTGAAATCGCCATTCATGGTCTCTTTAACAATTGCAGAAGTCGCTTCATGAAGTGGCTCTCCATTCCAACGAACGGTTCTCACATCTTTATTAAGTAGATAAAGCAATTATGCCCACCCCCAAACTGTCTCAATTTCAAGTGATTGAATACCTGGACCCAAAACAACCCCAACATTCTTCACTTTCGCGGGATCAACTGTGATAAAATCCCCTGACCATTTCACTGGCTTCCCTGTTGTCGTTTTAAAGCTAGGATTGTCAGGATTGTTGACCATCACAAGCGACTCAGTGAGCCTTTCAAGCCTAATGACCTGACCAGCGATTGTAAACGAGGTCTCAGCAGCGCTCTGGCCAATGATTGTGATTTTAGGAAAGGCAAGAGCAGAACCTTGAACAGTCAAAATCCCACTTCTTGTCAATCTCTGTGTATCGGTTTCTTTAAAGTATTTGGTAGGGTGGCAAGTGAAGGTCGCTTTGGTCATATAAAGACCAGGTTTCACTTCTTCAAGGTCACTTACATTGACCTTATAGCACCAAAGACGAGTTGTTTTGACTCGCTCACTTTCTAACCAGAACTTCTCACGGATGAACAGACTCATAAATTGGTTCATCTGTTCTTCAGTAGGTTTGACCAAGTAAATCGTATAAGTTTTCTTGGTCGGTTCCCTATGCTTGTTTGTCTGAACAATTGCACCACTGATACCACCATGCTCCAAAAGAGCTGTCTTGCTGTCTCCTAGAGCGATTGAGGGAGAATCATGGACAATGACCTTAAAAGGAAAAGACGATGTCCTCACACCGTCAATCACAAGCTCATTATGTTTTATCATGCAAATCCTCCTCTCAATTGTGTCTTCCGTTGCAACTCGTCAGCAATGCGCTGAGCCACCTCATCAGCAATCCGACTGATGTCAGATTCTTCTCTTACAGTGTTACCAGTAATGGTAATGTTGATGGTGGGTGAAGTTTCACCCATTGTCTGAGCGATACCTCGACCAATGGCACCAAGTGTTTTGTCATTGAGTGGTAATACCGCTTCATTCCCAGCTTCACCACCAACCATGAGGTTATTGCCATTCATTCCAAAAATGGTTGGTTTCGTCATGATACCGCCCTTTGCATACCATTCAATGCTGACGCTTGGCACACCTTGACTTATCCAGTCTAGTGGATTTGCTGAACCACTAACAGAAAAGTGAGGTAGTGGGATATGTGGCCAACTAATGCTGAAGTTAAACAATCCTTTGATGGCGTTGATAGCCGTGCTAACAAGATCCTTCGCTCCATTGATAGCACTACCGATGGAATTTTTAATCCCATTCCACACGCTTGAAACAGTGCTTGAAATACCGTTCATGATATTCCCAATTGTTGTGGAAATACCTTGCCATGCCGTTGAAATGATGCTTGATATTGAAGAAATAACTGTCGAAACAATTGATTTAATCGATTCCCAAACCACTGACATGGTATTTTTGATTGTCTCCCATGCTCCTGACCAATCTCCGTTAATTACTTGCATGATAGCAGTAATGATGCCTTGGATAACTGTTATAGCAGTCTGTACAACTGTTTTAAGCACCTCCCAAACCATCGATACGCTTGTTTGCATATTCGTCCACATCGCTTCAAAATATGGAACCAGATATTCCATAGCGACTTGAATAACCGTAGTGATGATGTTAATAGTCGTACCGATTATTGTAGAGATTGTTTCCCAAACGATTTTAAAAGTGCTTTCAATGAGCGCTTGGTTCTCATCAATCCATTCAGTGATCCCGCCAAATACGGAAATGATAAAATCTGAAACATTCTGGATAGCTGTACTAATTGCGGTTTGAATGGCTCCCCAAACCGTATTGACAATTTCCATGATCCATGTGTGGTTAGTTTCCCACCAAGCAATCATTCCTCCGAAAACATCTTGAATAACCTTATCAATGCCAGTGATTGCTAAAGTTATCAAGTATGACATGATATTCCAAACATAGCTAGCTGTTTTTAGAATGTCTTCTTGATTAGTTTTCCACCAATTCGTTAAAATTCCCCAAACATCTTGAACTACTGTGCTGATTGCTTGAACTACTGTTAAGATAACCGTTGAGATGGCATTCCAGACTGTGCTAGCGATATTGTAAATCGTATCTTGATTTTTCTTCCACAAAGCTAACAGGGCATTCCAAATCGTTTGAACGATTTCTAGTATAGAATGTATAGCTGATGAAATAGCGCTCTTGATACTCTCCCAAGTGTTAATTACAAAATTCTTAAAGGTCTCATTGTTTTCCCACAATTCCTTTAAACCGATAATCAGTAGTGTGATGACGGCTACAACTCCCAAAACTATTCCGATTATTGGAGCAAATGCTCCAATAAGTCCAAGAACTGTTGTTCCCATTGCAGCCGCTGCAACCTGTACAGCTAGAAAAATTGGTAACAAGGCCCCTACAACCGCTAAAATACCAACAAATACAATGATTGCTTGTTTGATTGGAGCAGACAAGTTGCTGAACCAAGTTGCGACCTGGTTTACAATTTTCCCTAGTGCTTGAAAGACTGGTATCAACATTTCAAGGATCGGTTGACCAATTACAGCGAGTGCGTTGGTTCCTGATTGCTTCAGGTTTCCCATTACGTTCTCGAGACCGTCAGCTTCCCTCTGAGCCTGTCCAAGGGCTCCTGAAAGTTTATTCCCGTCTTCGACCATCTGAAGCAAAGTTAATTGTTTTTGCGCTTCGCTTAGGTCCTTAAATGATTTCCCGTACAATTTATTGGCAGCTGCATTCCTGGTTGTTTCCGTTGCAGAAATTCCAAGGGCTGCATCGTTTGCAAAGTTTCCTTTTAGAAAAGATTGTAGGCTTTCTGATACGCTCTCAATGGACTTGTCGTAAAAAGCTGCGCCATCCGCCGCTGCCCTAGTTGCACGGGAAGTCAGGTCAAGTGCTTGCGCAGTGTCTAGTCCTGAAGTTTTTGCAAATGAAGCCATTTGAGTGAATGAGCCTTGCAAACGCTCAGGCACAATGTCCATTTCTTGGCCAATAGCATTCAGTGATTCCCTTGCTTGAGCTTCCATGTCGCCAAAAACAGTTGTGAATTGTGCATTGCTTGCTTGAATCTGAGCCGCTGCTTCAATAGATGAAGCCCCTACTTCTAAGATTTTTTGCGACAACTCTGCCAACTTCTCACTCGTTCGCTGAAGTGCTTCTGCTCGGATAGTGTTTGACATTGCTGTCATGCCGTCTTGAGCGTTATCAGCAGACGATTTAGTTTGGTTCATCTCATTGTTGAGATGATTTAATGCAGTCTTAGCTTGATTCAGTTCAGACTCCATTTTATTGGCTTGTGTGGAATTTTCACCAAATTCTTTTTTGGTGAGCTCCAGTTGTCGTTCTAAGTTTGAAATCTGCTTATTGACAATATCAGACTGTGCGCCAATCTTTTTCTGAGCGAGAGCATTTCTCTCGGCTTCACTAGCGTTTGAACCTAAAGCACTTTCTTGCAGTTTAAATGAACTTGTCACCTTCTCCATCTCGGATGCTAATTGACTCTGTTCATTCTGCAAATTGTTTAGCTTACTGATATTGTTTTCTGTCGCTTGACCGTTTCCAGATAATGCCTGGTTCACACTTGCAAGCTTACCCTCATATCCTTTTAGGACGTTTTGAGTAACTTCGACTTCACGTTGGAAAGCACGGTACTGATCGGCACCGATATCGCCATTTTTGAATTGCTGTTCCACCTGAGACTGAGCTTGTCTCAAAGTTTCCAGTTTCTCCTTAGTCGTCGAAACTTGCTTTTGCAAGACTTCTTGCTTCTGAGTCAGGAGCGTCACATTCCCTGTATCAAACTTTAAGGCCTTGTCAATCTGTCTCAACTCCTGACTTGCATCAGTAGCAGCCTTATTGACATTCTTCAGGGCCTTCTGTAAGGGTTGCGTGTCGCCATCGATTTCAATTTTGATACCTTTGATATTTCCTGCCATATTTCCTCCTTTCTCAAAAAATAGAA